GCCTCCCTTTTTATCTCTCTAAGCGTGCATGGTGGGTGACGGACGGTGACGACCGAGCGACCCCAAAGTGCCCTTGAGCAGCGCATACGCGCCGACATCGCCGCCCTTGGCGAGCTCACAGGCGCCCAGGCATCCCTGGCCGAGCTGGCCTACTCCCTGTGCGCGCTTCTCGAGCGCCCCGGCGCCATAGGCGGCGCCGCTGTGGCCCGGGAACTGCGCGCCACTCTCGAGGCGATTTACGCGGGGGTGGTCGAAGATGACGGCTCCGCTGATTTCGTCAGAGGGCTCGCCACCCCGGTACACGGGAGTGCCGGATCTGACGTGCCTGCCCCGCTGGGGTACCTCCCGCAATCCCGACCGGCCGACTCTGGGTCCAAAGGTCGGCGAGGTAGCAAAACAGCTGGGTCTGCCCCTGATGCCCTGGCAGCAGTACGTAGCCGACGTGGCTCTCGAGATCGACCCGTCGACCGGCCTGCTGGCGTATCAGGAGATCGGGCTGACGGTTCCGAGGCAGTCGGGTAAAACGACGCTGCTGCTGGCGCTGATGGTGCACCGGGCGCTGGCGCTGGGCCAGCCGTTCGGTCGCCGACAAAACATCCTCTACACAGCACAAACTCGCCTGGACGCCCGCAAAAAATGGGAAGACGAACACCTTCCCATCTTGGAAGCGGCGAAAGCTTTCCGCGGCATGTACCGGGTCCGGTTGAATAACGGGCACGAGGCCATTCTGTGGAAGAACGGTTCTAAGCAGGGCTTGACGTCCTCGACCGAGAAGGCCGGCCACGGCGAGACGCTGGATCTGGGTCTGCTCGACGAGGCGTTCAGTCAGGTCGACGACCGTGTCGAGCAGGCGATGAAGCCGGCGATGGTGACCCGGCCGAACGCACAGTTCATGTGGGACTCAACGGCCGGCACGGCCAACTCCCTCTACCTGCTGAGCAAGGTCGAGACGGGCCGGGCCCTCGTCGGGCTGGGCATCGACGTCGGGACCTGCTACTTCGAGTGGCGCGGTGACCCGAACGCCGACCCGGCCGATCCTGTGACCTGGTATGACTGCATGCCGGCGCTGGGCATCACGGCTCGCGAAGAGTCGGTGGCGAATTTCCAGAGGACGATGAAGCCGTCGGAGTTCCGCCGCGCGTTCCTCAACATCGCCGACACTGAGAGCTCCGACGAGTGGGCGGTCATCAGCTCCGACCAGTGGTCGGCCCTGTCCGTGCCGTCGTCGAAACCTGTCGACCCGGTGGTATTCGCCGCCGACATCACCCCCGATCGCTCGTTCGGCGCCATCGCGGTGGCCGGGCGCACAGCCACCGGGCAGATGCACGTTGAGATCGTCGAGCACAAGCGTGGTACCGGCTGGATGGTCGGCCGGATCGTTGAGCTGGCCGAGAAGTGGAACCCGTGCGCGATCGTCGTGGACGCCGCCGGCCCGGCTGGATCCCTCCTGTCTGGCTTGGGCGCTCGCGGCGTGGAGGTCCTCAAGCCTAACGCCCGCGACGCCACGCAGGCCGCCGCGCAGTTTTACGACGCCGCGACCGATGCCCGCGACCTGCGACACATCGACCAGCCGGCCCTGACGGCCGCAGTGGCCGGTGCACAGCGTCGCCGCTTGGGCGACGCCTGGGCGTGGGATCGCCGGGGCGTGAGCGTGGATATCTCGCCGCTGGTGGCCGCCTCGCTGGCGGCCTGGGGGCACAACGTCAAGGCCCACGATTTCGAGCGATACGACGCACTTGCCAACGTGTGGTGACAGGAGGACCGCGTGGGACTCCGTAGCTGGATGCGTCGGGTAGCGGGCCGGCAGGAACAGCGAATTTTCGACGCCTCCAACTGGGCCATCCCGGCCCCGAGCGCCTCCGGCATCGCGCCGTACAGCGCCGATCCGCGCACGCCCGAGGCGGCGTTGCAGGCTGTGGCGATCTGGGGCGCCACAAACCTGATCGCGTCGGTGTGCTCGACGATGCCGATCGACACCTATCGTCGCCTGCCGGACGGCACGAGCGTCCAGGTCGACAGTCCGGCGCTCATCACCGACCCGTCCGGCGAGGGCTACGGCGTCGAAGACTGGCTGTATCAGTACCTGATGTCCCAGCTACTCCGGGGCAACGCCTACGGGCAGCTGGGCGCGGCCGACCGCAGTGGCTACCCGGCACAGATCGTTTTGTTCGACCCGGCCAGTGTCTACGGATGGCGGGACCGGACCACGGGCGAGGCGCAGTGGGTGGTGGGCGGCGTCCGACAGACTGCGCCGATCTGGCATCAGCGCATGTATCCGGCCGCCGGCCAGCTGCTCGGCCTATCTCCGATCGAGCGGCATGCACTGACGATCGGCCAAAACATCAGCGCCGCTCAATTTGGTGCGCGTTGGTTCAGCGACGGCGCTCACCCGTCGAGCGTCCTGCGCAACACCGAGGCGCAGATCTCCGGCGAGAAAGAGGCACGCGAGATCAAGGCGCGCTACATGGCGGCCGTGCACGGCACCCGCGAACCGGTGGTCCTCGGGCGCGGCTGGGAAGTCAGCCAAATCCAGGTCAGCGCCGAGGAATCCCAGTTCCTCGCCACGCAGCGTTATACCGCTGCCGACTGCGCTCGGATTTACGGCGCGGGGCTGCCGGAAATCCTCGGCTACGAGACCGGCGGGAGCATGACCTACGCCAATGTCGAGCAGCGCTCGACTGATCTACTCACCTACACACTCGACCCGTGGCTCACCAGGACAGAGCGCATGTTCACGGCACTGCTGCCACGTGGAAGATACGTCAAATTTAACCGCGGCGCATTGCTGCGCACCGATCTGCTGACCCGCTACAGGGCGCACGCGATCGGCATCGCCGCGCGATTCCTGCACCCGTCCGAGGCCCGCGAATTTGAGGACCTGCCGCCGCTGACGGATGCGCAGACCGCCGACCTAGCCACCATGTCTACCACGCCGCCAGCCGACCCCGGAGGGGGCAAGCAGTGACCAAGAAAGCCGCCCGCGCCGAAACTCGCGGCCCCGAACGCCGCGCCTGGCCCATGCAGCTCGAGGTCCGCTCGCAGGGCTCAACCTCCGCCACGATCGAGGGCTATGCGTCCGTGGTCGAACAGGGCTACGAGATGTGGGACTGGGCCGGGACATACACAGAGGTCGTACGCGACGGGGCCTTCACCAAGACCCTGTCCGAAAACCCCGCCGTACAGCTGCTGCTCAACCACGCCGGGCTATCGATGGCCTACACGCGCGCCGGCACGCTCCGCCTATCCGCCGACTCAACCGGCCTGCACATGGCCGCCGACGTCAACACCGGCAGGTCAGACGTCCGCGACATGCTCACGGCCATCGAGGACGGCGCTGTCGACGAGATGAGTTTCGCCTTCCGGTGCACCCGTCAGCAGTGGAGCCCCGATTACGACCAGCGCGACATCCTCGAGGTGTCCCTAGCGCGCGGGGACGTCAGCGTCGTAAATTTCGGCGCCAATCCCGCGACGTCGGTGGGTGCAGTCCGCGCCGCCGAGTTCGACCGGCTCGACGCCACGAGCGCGCGCGAGCTGTACGAGCGACTGGGCGCACGCCTGGCCACCCTAGAGCCAGAGCACCGGGAGCCCCAGCGGCCCCTGTCTCTGTACCTGGCAGAGCTAGACCTAGCACGCCTAGGCCCGCTCGCCGCATAGCCCGACGCACCACGCCGGGGCCTACGCCGCCGCATGGCACCTAGGCCACCACCTGATCGCACGGGCTCCATCCCACCTACACAGGAGGAGAGCCACGATGCTCGACTATCTACGTACTCAACTGCGGGGGCTCGCCGAGCAGCGCGCCGCCGCCTTCGCCGCCATGGGCGAAGCGCTCAAAACGGCGCAGGCCGAAAACCGGGCCCCTACCGATCCCGAGAGCGCGGCCTTCACCGAGGCGCGTGGTCGGGTCACCGCACTCGACGACCAGATCGCGGCCATGTCTGAGCAGATCAAGGGCCTCGAGGACGACGAGAAGCGCGGCGCCGCCGCCGCTTCGATCCTCGCCGCGGCCGGCCAGACCGGCCAGCAGCGCTCCGGCGGCGCGGTCGTGGCGTCCGAGCCGATGACCTACGCCCGAGGCAACGGCCAGTCGTACTTTCTCGACATGGCCCGCGCCCAGGTCCGTAACGACGCTGAGGCGCGATCCAGGCTCGAGCGGCACGCCGCTGAGCTGCGGGTCGAGCTGCCCAAGCGCGAGGCTCGGCGCGACAGCCAGGCCGAGCGCGAGGTTCGCACCATCGGTGGTGTCGATGAGCGGGCCGCCGAGAGCGCGTTCGAGCGTCGTACTAACCCCAACCGGACGGATGGACAAGGCGGTCGAGTGGCCGTCCTCTGCGGGTGACCCAGAGGTAATAAACCGCGCTGTATCGGTGAACCCCGCCAAGCCAAGGGGAATACCGAGGCAACCCGTACCGGGGAGTCCGTAGAGACTACACGCGTGGCAACTCCATCAGGATCGCTCAGCCGGTATAGCTGGTCGGTACTGGAGTTGAAGATATAGTCCGGTCTGCATCGATGGAAAAGATGCAGAGTCAGGCAGAAATGTCCTGACCCCTAGTCCTCGCCTTAGCGTTGGCAGTGGTCCACCAAGCCTTCATGCATGTACGGCAGCGCCGATACTTGGCGTTTCCGTCGCGCCCGTAGACGGTATTCTCGGGCGTGTACTCATGCCCCTTGGCGCAGTGGGTCTTGTTTCGCTGGAAACTTCCAACGCCAGGCCGGTTCGCTAGGTGCTCAAGCACTTCACGAGCGCGAGCGGATCGACGTTCCCCAAGCCACGGCAAGATGAGCTCGAGAATTCGCTTCACTTCCGCCGGGTCGCTGACTCGCCAGGTATAACGGATTTTCGGAGTCGAGTAGCTATCCCTTACGGGTTTCGGCTGTATCGGCTTCATGTTCTGACAGTTGGGGAACAGCGTGCGGATTCGGTCGATAATGTCCGGGTCTGTCATTCCGATGGTCAGCTTGGTATTGCCGTTCTTCTCGATGGACATGCAACCTTCGCCCTCGAAGAGGCCTGCGAACCAAGCGATATCGATATCACGCATGGCTAAGCGTACCACCTTTGTGGTACGTAGAGCCTAGGGGCTAGCGGTAACATCACGTACTTCGTCCCGCCATTGTGGCTAGTAGATCAGTACATCGAACTGCCGCGCTTCGGCCGGCCGTTCGCCAACGCGGTGCGTAACTTCGCGCTCCCGAGTGGCACTGACAGCATCAACCTGCCGAAGGTCAGCACTGGCACCGCCACTGGCGTACAGACCGCTGACGCCGCGTCGGTGACCAGCACCGACATGACTGACACCTCGGTGTCGGCCCCGGTGCGCACCATCGCCGGCCAGCAGGACGTGGCGATGCAGCTGCTCGACCAGTCGCCGATCTCGTTCGACGAGGTGGTCTTCACTGACCTCATCGCCGACTACAACGCAGCGCTGGACCTCCAGTGCATCAACGGGTCGGGGTCGAACGGCCAGGTCACGGGCGCACTCAACGCGTCCGGCATCAACTCCACGACCTACACCGACGCGTCTGTGACGCTGCCGGAGATGTGGCCGTCCTTCGCTAAGGCTGCCAGCCTCATCGCGAAGAACCGCAAGTTGCCGGCCACGGCCATGTTCATGTTGCCGTCGATCTGGTACTGGATCGCTGGCCAGATCGACAGCTCGAACCGGCCGTACGTCCAGATCGAAAACGGCACCGGATTCAACGTCCTGGCGCTGCAAACCGGCGTGGCGGCTGAGGGCCCGGCTGGTCGCATCATGGGCCTGCCGGTGATCCTGGACGGCAACATCCCGTCCACGCTCGGTGGCGGCACCGAGTCCGCGGTCATCGTCGCGCGTACCTCTGACATGTACCTGTGGGAGGGCTCGTTGCGCTCGCGGGTCCTCACCGAGGTCCTGAGTGGCACGCTCCAAGTCAGACTTCAGGTATATAACTATGTCGCATTTATGCCGGATCGCCTTCCCAAAGCTTTGTGCGCGATCACTGGAACAGGCATGATCCCACAGAGCGGCTACTAGGCCCGTCGACGAATTTCTGAGGGGGTAGGCCCCGGCTCCGGCCGGGGCCGTCTCGTATGGACAGAGCAGCTATCCGCCAGGGCCTGGTTGAGGAACTCGCCTACCTGGTGGCGTATGACAACCCCCGTTCCGGCGAGGTCCGCGCCGCGCTGGCGGCGCATGACGCGGTCGACAGGGGCGAGGATGTACCGCCGGAGGTGGCGGTATCGGATTCACCGATGGAGCGGGCGTTGCCCCGCCGCGCACGGAGGGGCGACTGACATGCCACTGGTCCGAGGCCACTACCCGACATCGAACCCGGACTGGGTCCTCAACGGTTCGCCGGCCGGGATGTTCCGCGATAACATGCCTCGCCGGTCAATATCTGGCAACTTGTCGGCGCTGACGACACAGGTCATGCTGTCGACGGCCCTGTACCTCGAGGCCGGCGACGTCGTGACGAATCTGACGTTCGTCAGTGGCGGCACGGCGGCGAACACGCCGACGAACTGGTGGTTCGCGCTGTACTCGTCCGCGGCCACGCCGGCGTTGCTGGCGCAGACGGCCGACCAGACGTCGACGGCATGGGCCGCGAACACCGCGAAAACCGTGGCGCTGGCGACGGCGCAGCGGATCAGTACGACCGGTATCTACTACGCCGCCGTGATGGTGAAGGCGACGGCGGTGCCGACGCTGGCGGGAGCTGCGGCCTTGTATAACGCGGCCGATGCTGGCGCGCTGGTTTCCGGTCAGGCGATCCTCGCGCAGACGTCGGGGTCGTCGCTGACGGACACCGCGCCGTCGACGATCACGTCCGCGACGACGGTCACGACGATTCCGTACGTAGTCGCAACGTAGTTGATCTACGTTTCCGCAGGCCAGAAGACATAACCCGCTGAGAGCCACGGAGAGCGCCTAAAACGCTCTCCTGGTAGTCCCGGCTACCCCAAATCCCGGGAGGGGACGTGTCTCTGACGCATCCGTACGCCACGGTCGCCGAACTGCGCGCACATCTGGGCGATTCCGGGTCGACGCTGTCGACCGAGCTGCTGGAGCGGGCCATCAGTGCCGCTAGTCGCGAGATTGACCGGCACTGCGGCCGCCGCTTCTGGCTGGACTCGTCGACGTCGGCCCGCACGTATCATCCGACGTCGCCGTACGAGGTATGGACGGACGATATCGGGACGACGACGGGGCTGGTCATCAAGACCGGGTCCAGTGGCAGCTATCCGACCACGCTGTCGAGTAGCACGTACGAGCTGCACCCGCGTGACGCAGAGCTCGACGACACGGTCGCGTACGCGTGGTGGCGGATCCTGCTCCTGGAGGGCGCGTTCACGGTCGGTCAGCGGTATCCGGCAGTGCAGGTGACGGCGAAATTCGGCTGGTCGGCGACGCCGGACGCGGTGGCGCAGGCGTGCATTATCCGCGCCGCCGCGCTTTTCAAGCGCAGTGAGGCCGTCTTCGGCGTCGCCGGGTTCGGCGACTTGGGTGTGGTCCGCCTTGGCAGGTTCGACCCCGACGTCCAGGCGCTCCTAGCGCCATACGCTAAGACCAGCTTCGGGTAGGGGCGACATGGCCAATGCAATGTTTACGACCGCGCTACAGGGGCTGATCTCCGGCGCGATCGATATGGATACGGCTGTGATCAAGGCAAGTCTGGTGCGCGGCTACACGTTCTCCGGCTCGCACACCTACGTCTCTGATGTGACGGGCGCCGGCGGAACGCTCAACGGGACGTCCTCGGCGCTGGCGAACGTCTCGGTCGCGTCTGGCGTATTCGATGCCGACGATGTGACGATCACGACGACGGCGTCTGCCAGCAACCACGGAGTGTTGTTGTTTCAGTCCAGCGCCGTGACAGGTGGCGCGGATGTGGCGGCCTCGTCTCAGCGCGTCATCGCCTACTACGACACCGGCACGGGCCTACCGGTGCAGCCGGGTACCGGCACCGTGACGGTCACATGGTCCAACGGGGCATCGAAGATCTTCGCCCTAACGTAGGGGGCGTCCGGTGACCTCGATCTCCTGGAACGCCGAGGGCGGGTCCAACGGCACGACGATCACGACCGGCAACTCCGGCGGCGCATCCGGTACCGCATGGGACACGGTGTCGATCGTCACCAACGGCACGGCCGTGTACGACACGGGTACCGTGCTCACGGGCGCGGTGTCGGCGAGGCTCGCCACGGGTGCCACTTCCGGGACGGTCTACTGCCAGTGGCAGTCGGCGATTCAGGCGCTGTGGGCGTCGGGCCTGACGACCCACTATGGACGTCGGTATATCCGCGTAGCGGCGCTGCCGTCCGCGAACCGGGTCATCGCGCAGTTTTATGACACGTCCGGCGCCATCGCACGCGGGCAGTTTCTGCTGCTCACAACGGGCGCGATCCGCCTGAGGAACAAAACGCCCTCCACGGTGGCGACGTTCACGACGGTCCTGTCGGTCGATACGACCTATCGCCTTGAGTGGCGCGTGGACGGTAGCGCCACCGGCGCCTATGAGATGCACCTGTTCGCCGGCGACTCGACGTCGGCGCTGGAGTCGATCGTCGGCGGCACCGCCGATTTCGGCGGCACGATCGGCACGGCCGCTTTCGGCTGGCTCACGGCCGGCGCGAACGTCGCCAACCAATGGCTTGACGGTGTGCAGCTCAACGACACGGGCCTGCCGGGGCCCGAGACGTCTGCGCTGACCGTCTACCCCAACAGCATCGCCGTCACCGCCGGCCTCGGGTCGCCGACTGCGGCGGCATCTGCCACGGCCGCGCCGTCCGGCATCTCCGTCACTGCCGGTCTCGGGTCGCCGACTGCGGCATTCACCGAGTACCGGCACCTAGATCTAGACATGGCACCGCCTGAACCTAAGTGGACGGCGGGAGCCCCCGGCGCCAAGTGGCTGGCCGATCCGCCCGCACCGAAGTGGACGGTAGGGATACCCGACTAGGGGGTGTGTGTGGTCGCCGAGATTTCTACCGCGAGTCTGGAGTATGTGCGTGTGCCGATCTCGGCCACGGCCTCCGGCTCGGCGGTCAACCCGACGTCGGACACAGTCAGCATGGCTTTTCTGGCGACCACGGATGCACCCGCGAGTGGCGACTGGAAGACCGCCAGCTGGGAGACCGACACGACGCCGACGCCGGACGTGTACTACGCCCGATGCCTGGTCGGCTCGGGTGGCGCGGTGACGCTGACGGCCGGCACCTACTACGTGTGGGTCAAGATCGTCGACACGCCTGAGACGCCCATCAAACGCGCCGGATTGATCAAGGTGATCTGATGGCGTCTCTATCCGCCCTTCGCGCCGGTATCGCCGCGCGCCTGGCCACGATCCCTGGCCTGACTGTCTACGCGTCCCCGCCCGGCCAGGTCAACGTTCCGGCGGCGATCGTGCTGCCCGCTGCCGATTTCGTGACCTTCGACGCGACGATGGGCCGGGGCAGCGACGATTTTTCGTTCCTGGCGCGGGTCCTGGTCGCCGACACTGTCGCCGACGTCGGCCAGGACTCACTCGATGCCTACCTGGCAGGCTCCGGCGCCCACAGCGTCAAGGCCGCGATCGAGGGTGACGGCACGCTCGGCGGTATCGCCTCGTACGCGGTCGTGACGTCCGCGCGGGCCTATGGCGACTACGAGTACGCGGGACTGTCCTATCTGGGCGTGGAGTTTGCCGTGGAGGTCACAGCATGAGCACCGTCAAGCCCACGAAAAAGTACCGCGTGATGATCGGCATCAATTACCCGTCGGAGGTTGGCGCCGGCCCTGAGGTCCGCGCGGAGATCGGCGACATCGTCGACGACATCCCTAAGGGTGCGATCGGCTGGATGCTCGACCAAGGGATTATCGAGGAGGTCAGGCAGTGAGCTTCATCCATTCCTCGGCGTCAAAAATCCTGGTCAACGAGGTTTCCTCGACCGCGCACGTGACTGGCTACACGGTGACGTATCAGCGCGACGCTTCGGCGGTGACGAGCCTGGCCGACTCCGGGACCATGTCGATCCTTGGCCTACAGTCCGGCACGATCGCGCTGCGCGGCCTTTTCGATTCCGCCGCGACCTCGCTGTATACCGAGGTCATCGGATCTGTCGGCACCGATAACTCGCTGCTCACCACGGTCTTCCCGGGCGGGTGGACGATCGGGCAGCCGGCGCTCATGGCCGTGTCTGACATCGGTGGGTTCGAGATCCCAGCGTCGGTGTCGGAGGCCGTGTCGATGACGATCGACGGCACGCCAGATGACGGCGTCGACATCGGCGTGAGCCTGCACGCACTGAGCGCCGAGACGGCCGACGGTCAGGGTACGAGCGTCGATAACGCGGCGTCGTCGAGCAATGGCGGGGTGGCGAATCTCCACCTCACGGCGTATTCGGGGCTAACGAACATCGTGGTCAAAGTTCAGCACTCGACGGACGGCTCCAGCTGGAGCGACCTCATTACATTCGCCACGGCCACTGCGACTACGTCCGAGCGCAAGACCGTTACCGGCACGGTGAATCGGTACCTGCGCGCATGGTGGGACGTTACCGGGACCGGGTCAGTGACCTTCGCGGTCGCGTTCGCGCGGCGCTAGAGCTCGACTAACACGGGGCAGCCTATCCGGCCAGCCCTCTATTTGTGCTGCTCACCAGTCGTCCCTTGTTGACGACACATCTAAGGGGGTAAGTGGTGTCGTTCGTACATGGGTCCGGGGCCGCATTCAAGCTTGACGATTCCGGTGGCACACTGCGCACCTTGACGTCCTACGTCGACAGCGTGTCGGGCCTGCCAGGAGGCAGGGAACTTTCCGCCGTCACCGCCTTCGGCGACAGCGGGACGAGGTCAATCCCTGGACTCCAGAACATCACATTTTCGGTGTCCGGACATTTTGACTCGACCGCCACGACCGGCCCCAACGCCGTCATCAACTCGCTGCGCGCCGCCACCGCGACAGCGAGCTTCGAGTACGGCCCGGAGGGCGGCACGACTGGCAAAGTCAAGTACTCGGGCGAGTGCTGGCTGACCGAGTACACGGTCGACGCCAGCGTCTCCGACAAGGTCAGCTTTTCCGCGACCTTCCAGGTCGACGGCACTGTAACGGCGGGCACTTTCTCCTAGGGGGCGGTCATGGCCGGCGTAAAGCTCTCCGTCTCCGGCCAGGCCGAGCTCGCCGCACTGTCGACGCGCCTGAAGGCTGCCGGCGACAAGGGGCTGACGCGCGAGCTACGCAAGGGACTACAGCGGGCCGCGAAGCCCGCAGTCGACGCCGCGCAGGACGCCGCGCGCCGTATCCCGATCCGTGGGGTCCGGGGCGGCGGCACGGCGGCCCGCGCGGCGCATCACCGTATCCGGTATAAGCGTGCGGCGCGGGGCGGCCACGGTCTGCGCGCCACGGTCGCCCGCGCTATCCGCGCACAGATCCGTATGGGCGGCAACGCGGCGTTGACAATCAAGACGCTGGCGCGCTTGATGCCGAACGACCAGCGAAAACTCCCGCGCTACCTCGACAGCACGCGCGGGTGGCGGCACCCGCTTTTCGGCGACCGCGAGCACTGGTACCAGCAGCGCGGTGTGCCCTGGTTCGGCGCGACACTCAAACGACAGGGGCCAAAAATCAGAGGCGAGGTCCTCGACGCCATGGCCCGCGTCGCACAGCAGATCACGAGAGGCTAACCCGTGGCACGGTTGCAGTGGACTCCCTCCCCGAGGGATGCGAAGCGATACAACATCGACGGCCCTCAAATTTTCGACATTGACGCGCTCGACGATCTACCGTCGAGCGAGCTGGAGTCGCTCGAGCGCGAAATCCGCGCACGCGCGGGCGTGCTGCTGTCTGACCTGTGGCCGCCGCGGGATAACTCGGTGCCGCTGGCGCGGGCCGTGATGTGGGTGACGCTGCGGCTACGGGGTAGCGATCTGGCCTGGGAGGATTTCGACCCACAGGTTCGCCGCACAAACTTCGCGGCCGAGGGTTGCGATGTCGACCCCCCGGCTGGGACCTCATCGCCGGAGGAGTCCGACAGCTCTGGCTGAGCTGGGGCCCCTGGTTCTCGCTGACCTACCACCTGACGCTGACCGATCTGCGG